TAGGCAAAGTAGAACAAAATTTATTTGAAATGATTGATACAGGCAAACTAGCTACTAAACAGCTAGAGGATTATCGTAAATCAATCAAAAATCAAAAATTCTAAACAATCAAGTTTAGGATAAGCCAACCTTACACAACAGGAGCTTAACTAAAGGAGAAAACGATGGCAGACAATCTTGCTAATCCGCTTGCGGAAGCTGAAACTGACGTACAAAAAGCAACAAGAACAATAGTTGGGTTATTAGATCCTAAACAGGAAACAAAAAAACAACAACCAACTGAAGAACAACAAACAGAAGAACAACAAAATTCTCCTGAGCCTACAGAACAGGAATCTTCTACAGAAGATCAACCAGAGGAACAGGAAAACATGGAAGCTGAATCGCAAGAGGAAGCAACCGAAGAAGTATCTCAAGACGAAGAACAAATTGATACTCAAGAGAAACAAGATTCCACCGCAGAGCCTACCTACAAAGTTAAGGTAGCTGGTCAAGAATACGATGTTACCCTTGATGAGTTGAGAAATGGTTACTCAAGAGATGCCGATTACAGACAAAAGACAGAAAGTTTAGCTTTTGA